TCGATCTTGGCTTGCCATTCCGGCGTCGAGCGAATCGCTTTGTTGAGCGCGATGTTGTAGTCGTTCGCGCTCATTGATCCGCGGTCGATGGTGATTCCGAGCGCCTTCGCCATCGTCTCCAGACTGCGCGATGACTTTTCGAGTGCGATGTTCGAGTTGTTGAGTTCAGCGTTGGCCTTGGCATTCTCGCGAAGTGCCATGTAGATCTCAGCTACCGCAACCGCGCCAGCCGCAATCGTTGCAGCCTTTGCCAGGCTTCCAAATGACAAACCTACCGAATTGAGGCCGGCGGTGAGTTCGGGAAGCTTTGCCATCAGTTGCCCCATCGCAAGCATAATGGGACCGCCAGCCGCCAGCGCCGCCGCCGCAATGAGTGCCGCCTGCTTGACCGGCTCCGGCATCTCCTTGAATGCATCCGCAAATTGACCGACCATTCCGATGACGTTCTGAAGCAGAGGCATCAAGCTATTGAGCGTATCGACCAGCGTCTTGCCGAGCGGCTCAAGCGCGAGCGTCAGTTGGTTCTTGAACTTGGTCCAGGACTCTGCGAAGTCGTCAGTTTCACCAGCCGCCCCGTTGATCGTATCCTTGTTCGCCGCTACCGCCTCGGTCATCTTCTCGATGTCGAGACGGCCCTCGCGAACCGCCGCCGCAAAGTCGGCCGCTCGGCGTGCACCGACAAGCTGGACAGCGATGTTGTTGCCAACCTCGACGCTGTTCTCTTTGATCGCTTCGGTCACCCGGGCGAAGGCTTCCTTCGGTTCGTCACCGGCCTTGCCGAACTTCGCCAGCGCCGCTTTCATCGCTCCAAGCACCAACTCGGCGTTGACGCCCTCTTTCTCAAACTTCGCGACCATGATCGCGGTCTCTTCCATCGAGAAACCAAGTTGCCGCATCGGCGCGCCAACGGTCACAAGGGTAGATGCCAGCTTGTCAAACTGAATCCCGCTCGATTGAGTCACCCGAAACAGAAAGTCCATCGTCTCGGATTGCTTACCAACCTCAATGCCCCAGTCACCGAAAAGCCGAGTCGCGTTCGCAATCGCCGAACTGAGGTTCTCCCCAGTCAGCCGCGAGATGTTGAGGAACTGAGTCGCCAACGCTTCGAGTGGCGGCCCGGTCTGCCCGGTGCGAACGTTGAGCGTGGCGATGGCCTCGGATACATCGGCCGCGTTGCTGGCCACGTTGCCAAACACGTTGCGGAATGACTCTTGCAATCCGCCAACACCTTCGCTGACTTGGCCGGTCCGAATGCGGATCGTGTCGAAGGCCCCGTCGATATCCGTTCCAGACTTCAGCGCCGCGGCGCCCATCGCCAACAGTGGCCCGGTGACTGCGGCTGTCATTACCGCTCCGACGCTCGTCAGGCTGCTGGCAAGCCCCGCCATGCTCTGCTTGCTCTGCTCTGCCGCTGCTTCCGCCGCGGCGCCTACCGCCTTCTCGTACGCGATGCGCGAATCCGCCGAAGCCTTGGCCGCTCGCTCAATGTCGCCTGCGCTGGCAATTCCGGACTGGGAAATGATCTGGTAGTTGTCGAACGCATCCATCGCGATCTTCTTGAGTTCTGCGCTGGACTTGATGCCAAGGCTGACGAATGCCGCCTCTACCGCCTTGAGTTGATCGCCGCCCATCTTGCCGAGATCGTCGCCCGTCTGCACCGCCGCGGCGCTCATCTCGGTCATTGCGCCCTTGGCTGTATCCTTGCCGGACATGAACCCGGACACGTCGAGTCCCAGGGTTCCCATCAATTCCATGATCGTCATCGGCGGCGTGTCTCCTGAGACTCAGTTTCTCACGGATACATAGATGGGAGGATATGTTTGGAAACTCACAGGGTAGCCCGGCCCATGAGGAAAGCCGAACTACCCATGTCAAGTGAGGTAAGGATATGCCTCAATGATAGATCATTATCGTCGCTGCGAGATCATTGTAGAGACGTCGGCCATGATCGCGCGAGGATCCTCGATTTCGTCGTCCATCTCGTTTTCCGGCACGTCGCGCAACAACGGGAATAGGGACTCTGGAGTAAGTTCGCCTTGGCCGCCGGCTACTGCATGAGAGATCCCGCGCACGACTGACCATAGCCTTGATTCGTTGCGGCGCTCAAGTTTGAGATGCTCGCGTGTCAGGAGATCGAATCCGCGAAGGGTCAGGCCCGCCGTTTCTTCGGCAGAGAGGCCAAGATGGACTCGGGCGATTCTCCAGGTTGATTCCCACCAGTCCTCGCATTCGTCGCTGGTGAGATCGACGTAGGGCGCGCTGGTTCGGTCACCTCGTCGGCCTTGCGGCGCGGCCCGTTGTCTGAGGCGGCGTTGAGAATGATCGGCAGCAGTTTTTGAAATGTGGGGATGTCGAGCGCAAGGTCGAGTTCGTCTTGGGAGATTGGCCACACCCGGCGGCCGTTTACGTCGATCTCGTGCGCCGCGGCGTAGACAAATGCCGAGAAGTCAGTCATCGACGTATGGCGTAGGATTCCAAGGAGGTCAATGTCGGTTTTGAGGAAGACTTGCTCGAACGCCTCTTCGGGCGTGAGTACCTTCCCATCGTCATCGATCAATTCGCCTTGCTCGTTGCGCTTGCCGAGAGTGTTGGAATTGCGCGTCTGGCGAACTTCCTTGATGAGTTTGAAGCTGGCGTTTTGCAGTTCGCCGAACCAGTTCATGAAGAACTTTCCGGTGAGTTGCTCGAACTTTTTGTAGGTGGCGAAATTGAAATGAAGCGTTACATCGCGCCCACCAATTTCGACGGTGACTGGTCTGCTTGTCGGGTCCATGATTGTTGTCGGGTCCTTCCACGAATTTACTCGGCGGCCGGACGAAGCGTGGAAGTTCAACGCCCAGCCACCGAAACCCGCTTACGCGAGAGCTTGTTGACTTAGGACGGTTCGGCGGTGTTCGCCGTGGTAATCGCGCCCGTGATCATAAGTTCCATGTTTGCACGAATCACGTTGTCGACGGGAAGGTCGAACTGGTGAGAGGTCACATACGCCTCGGCCTCGAAGTATCCGATGGAAGCCGGCAGCACGCAGCGATAATTCGCGAGCGTGAGTGCGATGAGCTTGCCCCACAGTCCGGTAGAGAAGGCGTGGGTCGTGTCGGCCTTATCGTAGTTCAACGGGAAGCTGAACGAACCCGGATCAATGAGTGTCGCCAATTTTTCCATCCAGTTGCCGCTGGTGGAGTGCGTGGTGACGTCCTGTACGGTGGCTTTGGTTGTCGGTCCGGCGATGCTTCGGACCTGAGAAAGTGTGGAAAAAACTTCGGGAGATGCTCCATTCCCGAGTTTGATAAGGCTGCCCTTAGCGGACCGAATGGCCATGTCAATGTCTCCATTCGCCCTTCCACTGGCGTCTAAATCATCTTATCAGCTTGAGCCGCTCGCATAATAGCAACGGAATCCTCGGCGGTTCGCGCGGCGCTCAACGCGCGCTGCACTTTCAATCGATTCGACTGCTGTTCTACGGTGAGATCAAGCGTTCTGTTCTTTGCCATCCATGGGCGATTAGCGGCCGGATTGTCCCGGTAGGACGGCATCGACGCAAAAGATAGTTCCGTCATCTGGAGCGCCTGACGCAAAATCTTCATTTGCGCGGGATACGGTACGCGATCAATGGTGCGAGTCACAGAAAGCAAATGATTCGCCGCGTCCTGCACCCGGAAGATATGTGTACTCACGTCGATCACAATAGCGATATTCTTCTCGCAAAGCTTCACCTTGCCATCTTCGCGAGGAAAGAAATCGAACTGCTCGATCAGCACACGTGCGCAGTGAACCGCAATGGCCGACACGGAGTAGGCGCCCGCGCGTTCCCTGGCTCCGTGTGCGGCCCGTCCGGTCGCTCGGGCATTCACCCCCGTCAGGTTGTAGGCGGCCTCGTCCGCGGCCTCGTAGCGCGGCATGCGCTCCGCAATTGTCTCAATTGCCTCGGTCGCCTCACGAAGCCGCTGAAGGTCAAGATCGATGTTGTCAATGAAATCGAACGACCGGAACTGGCTCATCAATTTGGTGAGCGCCCGGCGCGCCTCGTGCGACATTGCGTAGACGTCGATCAGCGTGGCGAGCGTGTTGGTCGAGTACTCGTACACCCCATCCTCGCGCTCGACGATCTCAAAGTTCATCTCGAGAACGTTTGCCGCATGGAGAGCCGCGGCGGAGACTGCGCGCTTACCATTTTTCAGGGACATGTATTTTTCGCTCCACTTTGTCGCTACCTTCATCGAATGCCGTGTTGCCGCCCGGCCCAGCTTCTTCCTTGTGCGACTTGATCCAGTGATCGGCTACTTCCGCCGGTACCCAGTGATCAAATCCGCAATCGGGACAGCGGTAGCGCGTCTGGCCGGCGTAGCCCAAGAAGGACTTGAATCCCATGTCGTCGACGCCTAGAATCGGTTCTTGTTTGTCTTCCACTGCTTTTGATTGTACGCCCGAGAACCGCTTGTAGGCATTCACGTCGTCGCCGATCCACTGGCGCAGCCGAGAGAGATCAGGGTCTCCAGACCATCGCCCGTCCGCTTCCTGCCGGTGACACTGGCTGACGCCTGGGCGCCCCGGCATGCCCTTGATGCCGACGACGGACGCGCCGCCGAATAGTGCCTCGGGTGATCCGGCCTTGCGCCACAGGTACATGTCGATCCATGCCCGGCACTCTAGCGCTTCGATGAGGACTGGAAGCACGTATCCTCGCATTGCGGTCGCGCATAGGCTGGCGTGCGGGACAGGATTGTTCATCTCCAGTTCGTCGAAGACTCGGAACGCGCGGTTCTTTACATGGCAGTAGCGTGCCGGAACCTCTCCGACAAGTCCGAAGGCGAATTGATTCATGATGTCGCGTTGCGTCTCGATGTAATCCGATCTGTACCAGTCATCATCCTCGAAGAAAATAATCTGGTCGGTAAGCGCAACTCCCAAGCGCCGCAGGTAATCGACCGCCGCCATCATGTTCCGATGCTGCGTGTTCGGCTCCGGGAACTCAGGCCAGCGCGGTTCCGGACGGATTACCGTCTGCCCCATCGTGCATTTCGTCGCCGGCGCGCAGTCGTCGACAACGAGCCATTGATCCGGTTGGACCGTCTGCCGCGCCATGTACTTCTCGCAGAGCGCGAACGCTTCCGGCCTCGCGCCGGTGCAGGTAATAGCGATGATCATTTGCAAACCTCTGGCTTGACTGCAACAAGAGTTCCGTCGAACACTTGTCGCGCCTTGTCGATCCTCACAAGTGGGCCTGCAAGGTTTTCCTCGATTGACTTAAGGAACGTGCGCAATCCGCCTACATGGTCGGTGACATAGCTCCCGCAAACGCCGACTAGCGCTTTTTCTATAGCCTTGTGATCGAATCCAGCCATTCCCTCAAGGAACCTCGCTTCGGACTCTGTTAGTGTCATGGTAACCGTCAGGGTCATCACTCCATGCCCTTTGAATTCTGCCATTCCTATTCCTTCTTTCCTGCCATCTTTTCAATCTCCGCAAGATCCGCATCGCTGACCTCGCCGCCAAGTTTCAGTATCCATTTCGTCTTCGGCCACCAGAAAAGAAACCACGCGCGCGCGTCCGCCTGACGTTGAGCTACGGGGACGCCTTCGATCAAATTGTTCACCAGCTTGAGCGCTTCGGTGATAAGCGCGACGATTGCGAGGGGGATCATTTCGCCACCTTCCCGCACTTGCGCTGAAACACGCCGACGTTGTAACCGTTCCGGTACGCCAGCAAAAGCAACGGCGTCCCGAGGAATCGGTTCTCATGCTTCATTTCGACGCCGCGGAATCCATCGCTTTGCCCGTTCTCGTATTCAATCTTGATCCGGCTCGGCGGCTCCAGTTCGTGGGGCCCACCCTTTGGCTTCGGGATGATCGCGCCGCGCGCTTTCTTCTGGCCGTTGGACATTGTCCTCATCTAAACCTCCACTTTGTCTCTCGCGAGAATGTTGTCTACCTGACCCATCATGCGCTCAGCCGTATCTCTGATCTGTCTGAGCATCTTTCTATCGTCGCCGCCCTCTGCCGCATTCTTGACGCTGGCTACCGCTCGACGAACATCCCATATGGTCGATGTGTTCGGAAGACTCAGCGCATCGCATAGCCTCGACCATTCGACAGAAGCGTTAACACCCTGATCTTCCGCGAACTTTTTAGCTACCGACTGCGCGCGATCAACGATCTGCTTCGCTTGGTACTCGGCATTCGCAATGGTTTGATGAACGCTCGCGGCATCGGCCACGTATCGCGCAGCCGTCGAACCGAACTTCTTTGAGAATGCGTTGCCATCAAAATGGCGCTGCCGATAGCGCGGACCCTCGCGCTCAACTCCATCGATCAGGAGTTTGATCAGTGCCGATTCCGGAACCTCAACGGCATTCAATACTGGCCGCTTGGCAATCCGCCATCGACCATCCATGGCCCTCAGCATGAGTCCGCAATGCTGAGGAATATCGGACCTTTCCAACAATCCGAACTCGGCACCGAATATCACTCCGCTCGCATACTTCAGATACGATTGCCATTTCCCAGCCGTCACGTCGTGAAAGAAATCAGAGCGGCTGACCTTCACCTCGTAGGCGACCGGAAGTGGCCGAACGTAACTCTTTCGAATCGTGTAAACGTCTGGCCGGACGCTCCCCGATGGCCCAAGCTGAATGTTCTGCCACACCATGATCTTCGGCCCGAACAAATGGCCAGCGAGATCACGAGCAAGTTCGTCATGGCTCATCGAAACCTCCATCGAATTATGATTGCCAGCACGAGCAGGAACGCGGCCATGAGCGCGTAGGTTGGCTCAGGGACAGCCGATACCGCGGGATCGTCGGCCACGTACGCCACAAGCCGCTGTTGCTCTGAGATCACCACGAGCGGTCCGTTGCTCTCTACCCAGTAGGTGTACTGCGACCAGTCCATCTCTGACGTATCGGTGAGCAGGCGCCCGGTCGCGATCGGGAATTGAAGCGGAGGGTTTGCCGTCATGGCTTTGATCCGATCTCGTACGGATGACACTCGCGCACGTGCTCGCTTGGCTCATCCTCGCCCGTCTGTGGATACTTTCTCTCCCTGTTGATTGCCTGCTTCGCGATGATCGCATGCAAGATCATTTCAGGCGTTCCGCCAGCGCGCCAGTAGCCATCCATCGCAAGGATCATGATGTCGATCCACTCGCTCAGGTCGTTGGGATTCTCGCGGACCTCGGCGCACTCCTTCTCGATGTGCTTCGTGATGCCGATGGTCCGGCGGCCCGGTCCGAACGTGCGCAGCGACCAGTCTTTCTGATTGGCGAGGACTTCGCGCAACCCGCCGCGAGCTTGCATGAGGCCGCGGTTCGATACGTGCTGGAGGATCTTGATTAGCTCGCCTCCATCGGAAAATTCATAGTAGTAATTGCCCTTGATGTGATCCGCTATTTCTGTGATCGTCTTACCTTCAAATTCCATGCTTCAGCTCCTTGAATTTTGCGAGCGCTTCCACCTGAAGCGCCTTCGATTCGTCGACCGTCATCAGCGTGTGAAACGTTGAGCGCCGGTCGTGGTGAATCAGTACGTCCCGCTGCAGCGCCAGCCGGAAGCCCTTGGCCTCAGCCAGCGCGCAGTAATGATCGTCGCCGCCGAACCCACCGTACGGGACAAACGCCTCATCCTGGTAGCCGACCGTCTCCAGACACTTGCGCGAGATCATGGCGCAGAAGAACGCGAGCATCCGCCCGGGTGGCAGCGCGACCCAGTCCT